GTCCCCCCTGTATTAATAAAACAAATGTTCGCCCCGCCCCTCTAAAATCAGCGGGTGCAGTGGCACGGTTAGCAAGTGCTAACTATTCCGTTAGCATTGACTAACTAAACAGTTATCGTTGACTAACTACATAGTTAGCATTGACTAACTAAATGGTTAGCAATAGCTAACTATAGTTAGCATTGACTAACTTTGGAAAGTGTTTTAATAAGTATTATATAGGAGAAAAGGGTTAACAATTTATTTACAAATTCAACACATTAAATACACAATTTTGTGATATGTGAATAATGTTCACAAATTGTTTACAAAATAATAATACCTAGTTAACAGGTGTATGATATATGGGACAACGTTAACAATTTGTTTACAAAATAAACACATTGTATTCACAATTGTATGATATGGGAACATTGTTTACAATTTGTTAACAATTTCAAAAATGTAAATCACAAAACTATTTAACAAAATTGTTTCACAAAAAAAGGCGTGAAACAATGAAATTAAAAATCGTGAAACATAGTGATTTCAATGGTTTTCAGGTTTTTATTTAATGAATGATTATTCACTCAAAAGCAATTACCTACTTGACATGTAGGTAAATCCAAAAAGAGGCTGAAAAGCCTGAAAACACTATGTTTGAGGGCATTTTTGTCGATTGAAAATGTTTGATTATCAAAGTATCGTATTTTCGGGACGGGAAATAAAGCAATTTCAGTAGCTCCAGAGATTTTTCAATATAGAAATGCCCAAATTTCGGCGTTTGCGGTCGATCCGATCCCGAAAGTGCCTGATATTACTACATCGAAGCCTTGTCGCAAATTTTACGGAAAACACCCAAAAATGCGGGAAAAGCCCGAAAAATCAGCTTTTGCGGGCAGTTACCCTTTGCTAACTTTTACCCTTGTTTCGTGCATGTTTCGTAAACAAGCACAAAATAAATGAATTGTAAAGGGTTTTCAGTAGCAAAATAGAATTTTTTATTTTGCTATTCCGCATGAATTAAACAGTGCTAAAAGGGCTTGCATCTGCGAAAATTCGACGCTAGCATGGAGTCAAGCAAGCGATGAGGCGGTTGCAAGCAAGCCCAACAAGCAAGCAGAACACCTCCAAGCAAGCGGGTACTTTGACAAACATGCGAACGGGTCACGGGCAAGCCCTATTAGTATCATAGCGAGGCGGTTGCATAATATGCCGTAGCAAGGCACTACTTCGGGCATTCCTATACCCGAAGCAACGCACAAAAGGACCGTAAATCGCACACCTCTTAAGGGCTTGTTCTGCCTAGCCTGATAACGTGAAATTTGCGTGGGGAGATATGTGTAGGAAGTGGCAACCCAGTGTTCACGATATTCTCAGACCTGAAGTCTGTGTATCATAACACGGCACGCATCTAAGTGTATAACTAAATGCGTGCCGCATAGGGTACATAGCCCTAAAATTTAGAATGCGAGGTGAATACTATGAAAAACATTACATCTAACTTTGGGAATACTCTGCTCAAAACGCAGGTAAACAAGCACGAACACAATGCAAGAAAGCACACAATGGGCGCAAGAAAGAAGGAAGCGGTTATCCGTATCCTGTCCCAGTACAGAACAAGACCGAACTATGCTCAAATTGCCTACAGTATCGCCGTAGAAATGGGCAAGAATGCCACGGAATATGCAGAAATTCTGCGTATTGCACGTGCAATTAAATAAGAAAGAGGTGACAACTATGACAAATTTGACCCCCGCTTATGTACTGTTTGACTTCCAGTGCGAGGAAATAGAACGTCTCTATGACCTTTGCGTAGAAAAGTATGGGAATGACCCCCGTGCGCTTAGTCTGCACTTGACAGACTGTGCATGGTATCTTTCAAGACAGCCTAGCTTTGCCGATCCATACGGCGAGGGCGTGGATTATAGCGAAAGTGTGTTCATTGCCATAAACGAATATATCGATGACTTGAAGTCCCCGTGTGTCCGGGCATAATGCGTATCACATACGCCTATAAGTATGACCTTTTCTAAAGGGTTTTTCCAACATGGAAAAGCCCTTTTTCCATTCCCCGCCGTGGGAAAAATATATAACGAAAGGTGGTATTACTATGAAAAAAACTACTCTTTACATCGGACTGAATGACCAGTTCACAAAAACGCAATTAATCCCCATGATGAAAGCACGGGATTATATTGTAACCGCCCTCACCGAGAACGGCGTGCAGGGCATGACTGTGTACACCGCAACGGGTATGTGGAAATATGAGGATGGCACTATGTCAACCGAGAATACTATAATCGTGGAAGTCATGGGATTTGACATCCCCGCCACGGCTATAGATACCATAAAACGAGAATTAAATCAGGAATCCGTAGGGATTTCAATTCAAGAAATCGAGGTGGCATTCTTATGAGACACAAAACATTTTACGACAAAACAGGGGCAACATTCGAAAGGATTAGCGGTTGGCTTCCCCGCCAAACCGTGTATAATCCGACACCCCGTCATAGTATGTACTATTGGCGCATGGATGAAAACGGCTATAGAGAATACGACAAAAACTTTGACCCCACTAACGGCACGTTTGTCGATGGCTATAAATACAAGGGAATGTGGCTTGCTGTTGAGCGGTTTTATGCCCTCGGCTGTGCATTCCTCGGTGGTACTCCATTCATAACAACGGCTGATGACGGTGAAGAAGTCATCATTGGCGGGGTCGATATGGACGGAAACCTGTTTGACCCCCTCTACTTAGAGATGGATGAATACGGCGAATACGGACGGTTATACGTCCGCATAGATTGAGAGGTGATATTATGAAACTCGGATGGACAGACACGCTTATTCTTGAAGAATATCCAAATATTGATTATGCGGTATTATTCCGCCCTTATGCCGTGGCTAGATTTGTAGCCGCATGGATGCCCGTCATCGATAAAGATAACAATGAAATATCATGGTCACAAGGTCACTACTTCGATGACCTCCGTGAGTGCATGAAATATATCGATGGACTATTGCTTGAAAGATATAGCGAAGCAATAGATTTAATCCGTGAATACTATGTAGAAGAATACTGTGATGGAGCGATTGACCTTAGCGATGAAACACGAATCCCCCTCGCATATACTGAATATGAAGATGGAGATACCGTGCAAGTGTATGCAGATATTATACATTGCACATTGACCACGTTCTACAATGGTGAACCCACCGTAGAAAAATACACCCCCGAAGCATTCATCGAAACATTGCGATACATGTCATTCGATGAATTGACCGCCCGTCCATGAAAGGAAGTGACTACTATGACAATGACCGAAATTAAAAACCTGATTTACTCCCTGTCTGATTCTCAGGGATTCTATTCCCGTCTTTGGTTTGCACTCTGTACTATGGAACAGAATGATCCAAAGGCATACGCCCGTGTAAAAGACGAATGGGAAGCAAAGAACTTTAATGACCCCGTAGATTTTATCCTGTACATCGAAGGTTGAGGTGATATTATGGCAAACAAGAAAAAGAATCATTGGTATGTATTAGTCCTGTCCGCTAATGGCGGTCCTGCATTCGTAACGAAAGTTCATTACAGCAATAAGACTGCCGAATGGAATAAGGGTGAACCCCCGTTGGAGATGGAGATGTTTTGGGCAAAAGATTTGGCACTTGGTTTAATGCTGAATTTTACCACAGCATTCCCCGTATGTTCTCCGATTGAATTAACAGACCACATGTTCAGATATGACAAGGGGCATTTTGAATGGAAGTGGAATGAAGAAGAATCCCCCCGTGAAGAAGAAAAGGAGTGATACTATGGAACTCAAAAAATTCAAAATCAACAACCATGAAATCGAATTCGTATGTGAATCCCGTTACACCCGTTCCGGTTTCGCACACGATTGCACACTATTTGTAGATGGAAGATATACAACAAAATGCACCGCCCACTACTTGAATAGAACGTGGGAACGTTATCGTTATCAGTCGGTCATGCTCGGTGCAGTCAACACGACAATCAAATCGATTGAATCTAACAACGAACAGATTCTAAAAGAAGCGCATGGGTGGAAAAAGATGACCCCCGATCGTAGAAAAGAACTGGAAGTGTTCAATGGAAATTCCCCCGAATGGCAACTGTTTGTAGAACTGTACAATCAAGTAAAGGAGAGATGAGTATGCCCCAACTGTATGACATTTGGATGAAGAACTATCCACAACCCGACGTGAACGTGAGTGAAGAATGGGAGATGGAATCGAAAACACTCGATGAAGTAGCCCATCTCATCGATTTCATGGAACGTGAATATGCCGATGAAAGTTGGAAAGGTCATCGTATGTATCAGGCAAAGTTTTATTCCCTGCCTAGTGAAAGGATGTGAATCAATATGGATAAGATGATTGAAAGAAAAAAGATGATTGTAGCAATGGAGTACATCGCCCGTCAAATCAATGATGAAGATGTATTCTTCCCGTGGATTATGGGTGGAGTTCCTGATGGAGACATCCCCTACGGTTGCCTTGATATTGACAATGAAAACATTGACCTTGATTTCTATGTTGAACACGATAATGATTTCAAGTTCATCCTGTCGTGCTTCCTCCGCCGTATGTATTTTGCATACAAATCAGGCGGTTTGTATTGTGGCGGTGTGGTGTCCTCGGATTTAGCAGAAGATAGAAAGAAGTGCGAATAACATGAGAATTGATGAAGATAATATGCCAAAGTGCATCCTGATGATTAGAAGCAACCATGACGGATACTCCCCCGACCAAATCCCCTGTACTATGACGGTCGGTGAATTAAGGGACATTCTTGATATGTTCAACGATGACACCCCCGTCATGTTTGACAATGACAAGGGTTATACATACGGTGCTATTAACAGCAGTGATATTGCTGAAGCATACGAACGTGATGACTACAAATGTGATTTAGATTGGTGAGGTGAGAACATGAAAGGATATTTCAAAGTAACATTCCGGTACAGCGAATCAATTTTCTGTACAAACATAGCGCACGCCGCATGTAAAGATGATGTTGCAGAACATTACAAGAAGTATGAATACGTATGGATCGAAGAAGATATATCCCCCTGTGAACTGGAAAGCGCAAGAAGAAAAGGTATGCCGATTGTAGAATGTTGAGGTGAGAACGATGACAATCAAAACCATCTATCGAAACAAGCAGAACAGGAACAAGTATCTTGAAGTAGTCCACTACTCCTGTGGTCACTACCATGTGGTACAGTTTATGAGATACTCCCCACGTACCAGTTATAACGGAAAGGAGATTATAAATTATAACGGTGGTACATTTAGATTCCCCCGTCATAGATGTAGATGGAGATTGTCTAACCTCAAAGTATTACTTGAAGATTACGAGATAGTTACATGAAAGGTGGTGCTAACTAATGAACGTAAGAAACTTATACGCCTGCCAGTTCGAAGAACTGCGTGAGAAACTTGACTTCGCAGATACCGTCGAACATCTGGAAGATGTGGGAGCGCACATCGATGGATGGACCGATAATGATTATTATCAGTGGACCACAAGTACAATCTCGGATGCCCTCGTCATCAAGTCCTTCGATGGTTACGACTTCACATGTGATGACTTCTTTTGTACCGCAGGTCAATACGATGAATTCCCCGATAGAGAAGTCGATGTTAATCACGTGAACAAAGATGTGGTGAAAGACTTGATCGAAAATATTATCGCTGAGTTCTGTGAGTATACCCGTAATTTAGAAGATGATTCCTATGTATACGATGCGATAGATAAACTGTATGATTACTTATTAAAAGGTGGTGAAATCAAATGAGATATACTGCCCTGCTAGGATTTAACACTAAACAGTTTTGGATTTACGATGAGGAGAAAGATGTGTTTATTAATCCCCCGTCCGATGTGTTGAAATTCATTCGAGAAGTATATGATGATACAGAAGAAGCACAAGTATTTCTGGAAAAACTTGTGAACGAAGGACAACCGTCGTGGCTACATGATGGTAATGAAATCCCTGCCGATGAGATTGACATTTGAAAGGAAGTGATTAACTATGAAAATTTATGAAAATTCTTACGATTTGAATGCAGAAGAGATTTGCTCCCTGTGCTATGGTGGTATGACGGAACTTTGGTTAGAACTCAATGATGATGAGAAGTTTTACAAGATACTTGATTATCTTTCCCCCCTGCTTCCTGAGTATATCAGTGTTGCAGAGTTTAGCACAATTCTTGAAATCGAATTGCGTACTGCGATTGCAGAACGTGATGAGGTTGATGAGCTTGATTACTTCATTAAACTCTTCGAGGACTTCACACTTGATGATTTGAAATATGATCCCTCCAAGTATGAATATGCGAAAGAGTTTGCAGAAGAACATGGTTTAGTATAAAGGAGCGTGATGAAAATGGATGTAAAAAGAATCTATAAACTTTCCCCCTGTGATTCTCACAAGAGTTTCTATGGCAAAGCACTTGTCATCGAACTGGAAAACGGAGATGAACTGTTACAGTCTTACTCCACAATCGTACTGATTAAGAAGCCAGATGGTAAACTGATCCGCACATGGGATGGATGGTCAGCAACAACAGGTAGACATATCAGAGCGTTCGCATGGATTAACAAGAAAGAATATCTTGAACTCCCTCTCGATAGTGCAAGTTTCTATGGCTACATTCCGGTCGCAAATAAATACAAAGTGAGTTGGTGGTGATAATTATGGCATTGGTTAAACAAGATGTAGCAAATATTTTGGATCGTATCCCCGACAAAGCAGTTAAGTATTTAGAGATATGCTATGATGAAATGGTGTTTGCTAGAAACAATGATGATGAACTTTTCTTTCAAGAGTTTCATCATAAAATGATGGGCGTTCTTGATTGTCTTACTGCACTAGACATTATTACAGATACGGATTCATCTAAATTGTATAGATATTATACAGATAATTTTTGGGAGGAATAATTATGAAAGCAATCGTAACGTATAGAGATGTAAGAAAAGGAATCATTACAAAGAAAGAAGTCGATGTTATTAAGAATGATCCCCGTCTGATTGTTCGGGAGTTTTGTAGAGTATACTCCCGTCCGTGGTGGACGTTCATTATTGAAGTCGAATGTGATGGAATCAAGTATCCAGTAAAAGCGATCGCTGAAAAATCAGGTGTTGAAAGGGAGTGATTGTATGTATGATGTGATTAGAAGAAGTGATTTTGTAAACCCCACGGATTATGATAAATGCAAAGAGCGTGTATTCAATGAGATTGATAACTGCTATTTGTATGAAGGCTCGGAAGAAGAATGCTTCATCGTTGACATTCCAGAAGATGATTATACACCCTCCCCTCATCTGGATATTGCATTCGACGTGGAAGATATTTTTTCTGACTTCAAATGGAAAGAAGGTATTTGAAATGAAGTACAGAGTATATGCAAAGATGGTTAGTTATTGTTATATTGACATAGAAGCCGATAGTAAAGAAGAAGCAGAGATGTTTGCGGAAGATATTGATGGTGGAGAATTTGATTTATACCATAATGGCATAGATGAATCTTTTGATATTATCCCCGATATGACGAAAGAGGTGAATTGAAATGAGTGAAGCAAAACTTACAAGACAAGAAGTTATGCGAGAAATTCGCAATATTCAGAAGTTTAATTATACACTTGCCCCAGATGAAGTATTTAGAACTGTTCTTCGCTCGGTGCAATTAGCACCTGATGAATTGTTTAAGAAAGAAGGTGAATGATATGTCAGTATTTGCGAATGAATTTGCTTATGAATTATTTGATACATTCATGGACTGGTATGACAACTGGGTTGAAGAATTTAATTCTGATCCCCCGTCCGATTACAAAGAGGAAGCTCTGAATTATTTCACGAACAAAGTAATCAGAATCCCCTCTACCAAGGAAGCGTTTAGCCACTGGCTTGAATACTATCTTGAGGATTTGGTTAGAGAATCCGGTTACGATTATGAGTATTTGGAATCACTCTTCCTCAAAGATGTAAATGAATTTCTCAGCTCGGATGAAGAGTTCACGGAGTTCGTGAATGATTTTACTCAGATCACGTTTGAACATGATTGGTGATGTGCCGTGTTACATGATACAAGGAGAATGTCTATGAAAAGAAGAATTAGTTTTCAAAACTGGTGCAAGAAAGATATAGATGATACACGTCGTATCAACTATACGGTTAACTATGAAAATAAGATTTATAAATTCACAAGTGACAAAACATTTGAAGAAGCAGGACTGCCATTTGGTATGTGGTGGTTAGCAGAACATGCTATGGTTGATTCCGTAGAACTTAGAAATAATGAATGGTATATTGTATTATCTGGAAGGAAGTGATTAAATGAATACCAAACGAGTACAAACAAATTTTTTGAAGATGTTAATTGATGAATCCCCCGTCTATGTTCTTAAAGACATTAAAGACTTTCCCAACATGGTTGGTATCACAGAAGGACATGCTGTATATTTTATCCATGAGACAGAATTCTTTCTTGACAAATCCAAGATGAAAGAAGTCGATCTGGAAAGCATCGTACAGGACATCAGTAAATCCACCCTCTCCCGTCGCACTGGAGTTGAGAAAAAAGATAACTCTGGTAGAAAAACAAACTTGATCGAGATCAAGAATGAAGATATTTCCATCTGGCTAGATGATAAATTCTTGAAAGAGTTCGATGATAAGTATGCTTCATATTTTGCTACTAATGAATTTTCCCCCGTGTACATTAAAGAGAATGGAATTCTTGCAGGACTGATCCTGCCAGTTAGAATGAGAGGTGAATAATATGAATAGAACCCCCGTATTTTACAAATATAATTTTAAGATCAGAACCGAGAAGAATGCGCTATGCGATTATTTCGTAGACGCTATGTATTATGACTGTGGAGAAAGAATTCAATGCACTGTCGGATTAAGAAAAGATAATGGATATTATTTTCCAGAATACATTTTTATCAAAGATCAGTACACAGAGAATGGTACACATGTTTGTGCAGACACGATTCAAATTGAAGGTTCTTGTTTCCAAGCTGATATTCTTGAAGGAGCGTGATATACTATGATTGGATTCTATACTGACGAAGCAAGAGTATTACAATTCCCCTCCGGCTTCTGGGGAGTTGAAAGACTTTTTATCACCGATCTCGATTCGACATGGAGATTACAATCCCTGTCCCATCGAAGCAAAGCCGAAGCCAAGCAAGAAATTAAACGTAACGGATGGAGGGATGTATCATGTACGAGTGCTTTAACTGTGGTGAACGAGCAGTAATTTGGGACGCTGACTTTTCATTTGAGGATTATGGTTATGAAGGTGAAGGAATCATCCATGAATGCCACTGCTCCAAATGCGGTGCGAGAATTATTTATGAAGTGCCTCTTGATGAGGACGATGAGGAATCAGATCGGGCTTGAAACACAGCCCGATTTTTGCACTGAAAGGAATAACAAAGATGAATGCACTAATTGAATTTTTGATTTCAGATGCGGTACTTGCATTACTAGTTTTCATTAGTATGTTTCTTTTAATCGCATTAGCATTTAAGTCAGACTTTGATACGGAAAGGAGTGATCGAGATGACAAGAATCGTAGACCTTGATATGCTGCCGAAAGGTAGAGTGGAATGGGAAGATGTTGTTAAACTTCCTGTGCTGAAACCAGAAGATGTAATTCCAACTAGCAGATGGATTTACATGCCGAACTTTGATCTATTTGTATGTAAGAACTGCACTAATCACGTAGACTGGAATACCACATTCTGTTCTGCATGTGGGCATAGAATGACAAATTCATACAAGCTAACAAACAAGACTGGACTTGATGTGAATCTCTTATAAACGAGACTGGAGTTGATATAAATGACCAATGAGCAAATCGATATTATTAATATGCTTGTAAACGGAATCAGGCTCATGTGCAATCTAAGACAAGATTCAACCGGATGCAAGTATTGCCCATTCTGTATGATGGGTACATGTGTTTTTTTAATTCCACCAGACAACATTGAATGGGAGGATATTAAACATGAAAATACTAGTAATAACTGATATAAAGAAGATCGGATCGCAGTTGAAAGCAGAACGAGAGAATCAACATCTCACTGTTAAACATGTGTCTGTACGTTCGGGAGTTCATATAAATACAATCTGGCGGATCGAGAAAGGAGAAGGTATACCCCGGCTCGATTGCTTAGAATTGTGGGCAAGAGCTTTAGGTTTTGTAGAAATTATTTTCACGTTATAAAAAAAGAAATCCCCCCCGGCTTGTGCCGGGGGGATTTTTCTTTTTGCCCCGTAGAGAATACTAAATGAAATGTATAAAACAATGCAAAACTTACAGTAACATTATATCACTTCTGTACGAAAAGTCTATACTTTTTTCCTTTAATACTCTTGTTTATTATCTTCAATCCACAGACCCGGTTAATCTGTTTACTGAATTCAATGTTGCTCATAGGCGAGAAATTATTCGCCAGACAGAACTCACGGTAATTTTGGTATACCCCCGTGGTTGGTTCATTTTCGATCTTAGGTTCTTCGTTGAGGAAGCACAGGATCGGGTTATTACTTTCCTCATATTCCTTCAGTGCATCCTGCACCTTCTCAGACGTAGTAAACTTTCTATTAGCCAAAACCCTTTTCAATCCCTCCAGTCCGATGTTAATTAAATACTGCATGGGAATGTCCTTGGTTAATTTGTATTTAATATACGGATCGAAGTCCGGATCATCTGGAGTGAATCTAGCATCGAACGGAATGATAATCAGTCTACTTACTACCGCACCCGATCGGTCCTTAATCTTTGGGATGTCATTAGCACTAAATAGCAATTTAGCATAGTTGCTGAAATCAAATGGGTCTTTACCCTTTCTTTCAACGGTGATTGGGTTTCCACTTGCCAGTTTCTTAAAGACACTAGGATTCGGAATAAACTCCGAACCAATGTCGTCGCCAATACATGCCAGTTTATTTACCAACTGAGCAGTTCTAAATCTATCCCCAAGTTCTTTCAGATCAAGAGACGTAATGTTCTCGAATCCAAGAAGGTATTCGATCAGAGATAGAAATGTACTCTTACCGTTTTCCTTTTCTCCAGTAAGAATAAAACACTTACGCAGTTCGTTTCTACGATAGAAGCAATATCCTATACATTCTTCCAGTAGCGCACGAACACTTTCATCCATACACGCCATCTTATTCAAGGTCTTATCCATCAATGCATCGTATGCATCTGGATTATAATCGAAGTTGATCTTGTTAGTAATAATGATGTCTGGAGTAAAATTCTCCAGTTGACCAGTGGCAATATTGTATATGCCATTCTTAAAAGCGATATAGTTCGCATCACTCATGGTCCGATTGTCTCGAATCAGAATATCCAGATACGAGAGAACTTCGGATCGTTTCGCCTTGCTCAGATTACTTATATGCTTAATCATCTGAGCTTCAATCTCGTTGACAGCATCAACGTATATTCCATCTTTGTAAATATGTAACTGACCATTGATCTTAATGATATGATAGTTACTAGCCATATAGTGTGCAAATTTGTCGAACAAGAACACGTTCCGATTGAAGAACACTGGCTTCTGGAAAGCCTCATCTCTGGAAAGCGTGTTCAATTCCTTATCATCAAGCGGATCACTAAGTACGTACTTATTGATGATCTTCAATGTTTCTCTAGCTTGTTCCTTAGAGAAACCATTAGATTGTAATGTAAGGATATAATTAAACAACGCTTGGTTTCTACCATCACCGGATTCCATCTTATCGAATTCGATCTTAGAATTTACCGGAGTGAAGAACAACGGAACAGACTGATAATCTGTATCCGGTTCAATGTCATACTCTACGAATCGTTCCTTACCCTTATATTTCAGAACTTCATACGAGTTCTTACATCCAACTTTAATGTCTGCGGTCAATCCACAAGCAAGCATCTTGTGTGTTCCGCACTTGTCAACAATATAATTTCCATCTTTATCCAGATTAGAAAACAAGAAATGTCTACCACGACTAGTCTCGTAGACTTTGCAATTCAAATTCAGATCGTCAACGATGTCTAGCATCTTCTCAGACTGCTCTTTATCATCGATGTCGATCAGGATAATTCCATCGTCAAGCACACCTGCATATTCAGGCAAATCCTTGACTTCTTCAAACGTCTTTAATTCCGATGACTTCTTTCCCTTAAAGCTCATCGTACACTCTTTCCCTTTGGTCGGGACATAACCACGAAAAAGATTTTGCATGTTCACACCTCAATTCCAAATTGTTTTAATCTCTCTAGGGCAAGATCGATATACCACTGCTTGTCCAGATAGGACGGTACAGGTTTATCGGTAATGTCTCCATTCTCAATGAAGGAGTGGTCGGAAGTGTTAGCGAACTTGAAATAAGATGACTTACCATTCTTGGATTTCACCTTACTGATTACACCATCTGTATTTCTCTTCGATGCGAAAATTCGATAACACTTATTCTTATAAGTAGACTTACCATCTGTTACATACTGGAACTTGCTTGTAAGTTTGCATATCTTCTGGAACATCATTAGATCATCACAGTCAGTAATGGTCTTAACCGGAGATGTACCATGAAGCATGTATTCGACAAGTGCCTTATTGATGATCGGTAAGTCGTTATCGATTCTGCTTAATTCCTTTACATAACCACCTTTCCTTTCTATCTTACCATCGAACTGAATAAAAAGATAGTTGTTTACATCTTTTTGCCAGATTTCTTTTATATAATCGAACTCAAGATTCATCTTGGTTCTGGTTTCCCATTCGTGACAAATGTCGTCAACGAGTTCAAAATCCTCACGTTTGATCTTAATGATTAGTCCATCAGTGTTAGACTGGATCAGCTTAAAACTCTTTACAGTTTCTAATTTCTCAAGCAAATCCAACAGCAGCAGTTGACCATTAACACAAATGCTAGATGCATTTCTAGGATCGTATGCCTTAGACTTAATGTCTTTCGAGATACCAAATGTACCATTCAATACGATCTTCAATGGTGCTTGCTCCTTCTTCTTGCCTTGACGCTTTAATTCCAATCTCCATTCATAAATCAACTTATAACGGTCTGGATCGTTACTTGCTCTAGTAAGAAGATTCCAGAAAATCATAAGGCTTGGATAATAGGATGCCACATCGACGTGAAGAATTAAATCATCTGGACCACATTTGTAATGGTATTGTAATAACGCACCATGCAATCCACCAAGTCCAAACTGATGCGGTACACCACATACTTCTTCGATCAGAAGCATATCCTTTTTCCGGTTCTCCATGTTATTGAACCAACCATACACCTTGCTATACTTATTTAATTTGATGCAAGGCAGGAAAACCCAATCCCATTCATCATTAAAATCCTTTCTTTCACAACCAAGAATCTCAGCCGAAATCTGAGCTTTGGTCATACTCATAGCAGACAGAGGTAAGTTGAACATCTTTACTAATCCGAGCTGAGCATCAAAGTCCGACTTGCACTGCATGAATACATTGATCGTTTCCTTGACATCGTTTCGACAATACTTAAATGTCTCATCAATCTCAGCTTGAGTTAACTTCCGATCAATGTTGAAGTCAACACCAGTCTCATGAATATTATGACCCTGAAAACCTTCCAGTTGTTTCAGACTAGAACCGAGCAAAGCCGTATCGAAGTTAATCATCTGGAAATCATTAAGGACCTTACTGAATGTGTAACCGGGTTCTTCCTTAATGATAATCCACTCATTAACTTTCCACGGATCGAAACCTGCTAGAATGGCTTTCATAATATACTGGTCATAATGACGGTTGTTGTAACCACAATAAATCTCACCAGAATGTTTTCTATAGTATTTCTCCAGTTCTGCTTTATCGTTTGCAATTTCCTTCACCTCTTTGGTGAACGGGTTTATGATTACAACAAGCCAGTCATATTTGAAAACTTCAAAGTCATAGAAGTTAATCATCACTCAGTTCCTCGATTGCTTTAACATACTTTTCCGGATGATAGAGGATACAATCTGTACAAACGGGGATCGATCTTCCATCTTCCAATTCCATTTTAACTCCATTCGGAAGTCCATCTTCTCTACGTTCTTTCTTAAAGAACTGCTTACATACAAAACATTTTACTTCACCTTGATGATCGTACCAGTCACATTCAACACAAGTAGAAATGTAACCATACTGACTACACTTATTGCAGTCCTCATCTCCATCATAATAACAGCAGTCTTTATGAATCATGTCACTTACCTCTTTTCTTATCTCTGTTCTTACGGATCAATCTGATCGCAAATCGAATAAGAACAACTCCAACAAATATTCCGATGATAATCCAATCAGTCATTCTCTTCCACCAACTTTCTCCAGTCTCTATTTATTTCATTCCCAAACGAACAATCCCAAATCTTTTGTACAAATTCGAATTCTGTTTCTCGTAACCCGAAAATCTCAATGTAATCATATTCCGGAGCAAACTCGATCATTACTCCATCTTTATCATAAATCTGGTATAAGTAATCGCCTACTAAATTTCGACAATCAAACATCTGGATTCCATCCTCAAACCGTTCCATCAAAAAACTTAATACGTCTTTAATTATCTTCATTCTCATTTCTCGTCACCTTCTTCCTTATTTTCGTTCCGTCTGGTAGAACCCTCTCTTCATATAACGGGTCTCGTCTGCATGGTTCATACTTGAAACCGTATTTCTTACAGAACCGCTTATATTTTTTATCCCTTTCGTCATAGTCCTTTGCTGTTGGCATGAACAAAGAATAGAAGTCATACTTCACTTCTCACCACCTTCTTTCATTTTCTCTGCCATAAGCATCGGACAAATATACTCTCCTCGGCAAATTGGGCAATAACTGGAATATTTCAAATCGCACGATTCGCAAAGTTTATCTATCATTTCTCATCACCTTCTCTCAGTTTCCAGTATAACGGATATTCGCCAGCAATCTTACAATCTTTCCTAACCACATCATATAATGGGCAAGTATCGCAATCATAATCGCTATCAGCACAATATTCCTCTATTGCTTTAGCATACTTTAACGCTGTTTTAGGTGTAATCACTTTTCGTCACCTCATTTCTTCTTTGGCTCTTCCGCAACTTTCCGCGATTATTACATTTCCGATTTTCTCTTCTCCGCAATAATACGGACACTCGTCTTTCAAACACTCTTGAAAAGAAACTGTTGTTTTAATAAAATCATTGTTTCCTATGGCATACGCTTTTATCGTTTCAGTTATCGAAATTGTTTGATATGGGCATCTCACTTCTCTTCACCTTCTTTCTGCTCCCCCCAATGAATACAACAAAATTCATCTATCCAAAAAACTGGTGCTTTGTCGGTCACTTCTCTTCACCTTCTTTCTTATACGGCTCTGGAAGAGGCATCCATGCAATAATACCGTCCCAATCGCCGTTTGTTTCGAGTGCATATCCCATCTCGTCTAATTCACATCTATCTTGACTAACACCGCCCCATGAAGTACAGACCAGAATCTCTTGGTCGTCATCTGGCATAGGACAGGAAAACATCTTTCTGTCTTTAACAGGAAGTTCGCCAAACTCTCGTCTAAACTCTTCATATTCTTCCTCGTCCATAGGTCTGTAAGTAATTGGAATCCACTCTCCGTGCGGTCTGTCGGGTTCGATAGTTGGTGCATTTCTAATATCAGACATGACTTGTCTTAATGCGGTTGCCGTTGTAATACCATTAACACTTTCCCAATGCCAACATCTTTCCATATCTTCAAGAAAAGCATCAGCGTCAATTAATCTCATTCCTCTTCACCTTCTTTCTTATCTGGATTTCGAAAAACGTTGGCACATCTATAACAAGGGTATTTCCCATTCTCCCATTCGCTCGGAATCAAATATGATTTTTATTCCGTATTTGTTTTCTTTCACTCGCATAGTAATCTCCTAATAAGACAGATATGCCGAGTTGAGTACGAATACCCAACTCGGCATCATCACTCATACTTCTTCAAAATCTTTAACGCTGATCGAGTTAAATTTCTCCGGATCATAAACTACAGTATAGATCAATGCACCAGAACAATCTTCAGCAATATCCAGAAGCAGTTCTGAGAATTGCTTATAACCCTCAAACGTGATCGGACCAACTTCTTCAGTTGCACCGAGAGATTTAAGAAAACCAAGTGACGATGCGATCATATTACTATCGTTCTTCGTTCCGTAAATTACTCGGTTATAGAAGATGTTCATCTTCTTGAACTGACCTTCTACGATCTGGAACTGACCCTTAACCATAGGACGTTTGTCCTTAGTTGTACCAAGCTCCAGTTTCTTCAGACTTACCTTGTACGTTCCGGCAGGAATTTCAGGATAATCTGTTCCACCATTTTTGACTGCTTCATCGATGTCTTTCTTCATCTCAGCCAAATTCACCATGTTGTCAAACTCTGCAAAATCAAACTCACTCATAATTAGTCCTCCTTGAATTCAATAGTGATCTTTGCAATTTCTCGATTACACTGGATGTGTAATTCCTTATTCTTGTTTTTTTCTTCGATTAGTGATCTGAGGTCTACTCTATCTTCTGGAGTTACAAGTCCTTCAGAAACAATACCAACAAGTCGTTTCTTCATCAATTTTCCTCCTTTCTTCTACGTCTACGAGACGGGCTTGGTGCTGCAATCTCAGCATCATCAGATTCAGTCGTATCAGGAATATCGAATGGCAAGTCAACCATGTCTGGTTCTTCTTCCTTCTTCACTCTTGATTTCCGCTTAGGAAGTTCCGGTTCGGCTTCAACTACTTCTTCCACCTTAGTTTCTTCAGCTTCAGGCTTAGCACGACCTCTACGTTTAGAAGAAATTACAACTTCAGTTTTAACCTCTTCGTCCATCTTGGCAATCTCTTCATCACTTACATGGTCTCCAAGTTCGTAATAATTACGAATCTTCTGGTCCACATAGTACAGATCGTTATCGATTGCCAGTGATGGGAACATTCCGGCAGGAGACTTAACTGTATCCTTACCACTATTCTGAGTAAGGAATGTATAAACACCATCCGATACATTAGTCTTGAGTACGATTGTACTCATGCCTTCAAGACAAATCTTCTCATCAAGAAGTTTACCGATCGTCTTAATTCTCTCATACCCATCTTCATCCCGATCGAGATGGCACATGATGTACACGATAACTTCATCTGGGAGACTACGTACCGTATTGGCAATATCCCAAGCATGTCTACCGATCTCAGTGAACTTATCATATCCACGTTCATAGGATCGTCTCATGAACTCATTAGCCATAGTGTACTGATAGTCATCGATCACAATAGATGGTACGATCTTCGCAAAATCTTTAATTGCTTCAACAATCTCGGTACTGTCATCGGTATCTCTATGAATCACTTTTACAGAACCCTTAAACGGGAGAACTTTACCCTGAACATTAACCAGTGCAAACTTGTCCTTTGGGAAGTTACGCATAGAATAACTCTTTCCAGTTCCGGATTTACCAAGAATATAAACTAAAACACCCATCAAAAGCCTCCAAACTTAGGAAGATCATCTTCCTTTTTCTCTTTCTTCTCGTACTTATCCCAGTCAATACGAGATTTCTTACTGTACTTATCATCAAAAGCCTTGGTGAATTTATCCAAGTCCTTCATGATCTGCTTACGTTCGATTACCTTATTGATTGTACTCATTACTGAGATAAGAGCAACCGTTGAACAGATAATCAACGTAATATAAATTGCAGTCATATCATCACCTCACTCAATCTGCAAATTCTGTTTCTCAACAATCTTAGCACCTTCGATCACTTTACCTGCTTTGAGTGCATCACGGATGCTAACCTTATCCGGTTCATACTTGATTCGCATATACTCTTTAGGAAGCACATTCTCATCCACTTCAACCGAAGTCGATTTACGATATTTGAGTAAGCACCTACTCGTAGCAAAACCCTTCATATCCATTACACCCAACATGTAGTCGAGGTAATTTTTCAGATGCTCAGCTTTCTTAGTAGCCGAATCAGATCGAGCTTTTAACTTCTTGTACTCAGCCTTTAGTGCATCGGATTCGGATCGTAACTCCTTAATATAGAGCGCAATACCTTCGATCTTCTGATCTCTTGCAAGCGTGAGACTTTTAATGTATTCTGGATCAAACCCACCAACGACCTCACCAGTCTCTTCGTCAATCTCAAACGAATCCAATGCGCTTCTAAGTGTCTGGTCAATCTCAAACAATGTCATTTTAATATCTCCTTTCTCTCAACGTCCATGACATATATTGGAATAATTACACCATGAAGTATGTTTAGAAGAAATTTCTCTAGCATCTCCCAACCACTAGGGTAAACCACCCAAGCATATCCACCTGCTTCACGAATCTTCCGAATGTTATGTAGCTGAAGTTCACTCGGTTTACCATTACTAGCCTTAACCTCTATACCGACAAACGTTCCACTAACACACGCCAGTATATCCGGTACACCTGCTTTGGTAAATTCTCCACCACCCCAATACTTCACATAGTAACATTTGTGGTCCTTCAACCATGCCTTGATCTTGTTTTCAAAATTCTTCTCTTCTGCCATATTGTCTCCTTTCAGTAACTACTATAACACGACTAAGCAATATAGTCTATTGTCAAAGTAAACAAATCATTTAACGTAGTATTGTGAATCTTGTATAAACAGATCATCTGTATAATCTTTGTACTCAGCCAAAGCAATGTAAATCCATTCCTCGATGCTACTCTTACATACCAGTTGGTAATAGAAGCAAGGTTTATTCTGACCCATTCGATGAATTCGTTTCTTTGACTGCTCATAAAGCATACTGGATTCAGTTGGCGAATAGTAAATAACCTTGTTGGCTTTCTGCAAATTCAGACCCATAGCACCGGATTGGTATTGTACATAGGTTATAGAATCATCATACTTCTCATACGATTCTAAATCTTTAACTGTACCATTTATGGTACTTTTAGGTCTACCGAGTTCGTCTGTTAGTTTAGACATCTGCTCATACTCATCTGTGAAATTGTAAAATACAACGAGCCGATCATTTGTACTTTCAACTAAATCACGAAATGCATTTAACTTTTCGTCATTGTACTGACCACATAGTTCTCTACAATAAAGTCTATCGGTAAGAACATTATCACCAACAAGTTCTTTTCCATCGATCACAAGCACTTTGTCCTTCCTGAACTTCTTATACTCAGAAGAAATAGGCACATAGATTTTCTGGAAAGTCTGTTCTGGAAGATCGATTACTTCTTCTGTCTTTTTGAACAAACATCCGTGTTCTCGCATTTTACGCTTGAGCCGATCAACGTTCTTGTACCCAACAACATCAGCACGAACTCCAGTAGGAGAACCGGGACAATCGACATATTCAATATCCACATACTGTTTCCAATAAAGTTCTTTGCTGATATTCCAACCAAGCAGATGCATCTGAGACCATAACAACTCGTACTTACCACCAGTAGGAGTACCGGATAACAGGATTACATTCACAGGATTCATCTTCAAAATAAACGAAGAACGTTTAGCCGTTTCATTCTGAATGAGTGAAGATTCATCTAATACAAGTGTAAAGTTCTGTAGTTTGAGAAGTTCCTTTCGTCTCCAAACCAGATCATAGTTAATGATTCCAATACATGGAGTTCCTGCATTTAATTCCCAGAAAAATACATCCATAGCCGATGCACTAGTCAAAGTGAACACGTGATAATAATCACCGTAATATTCTTCACAGTGATCGTACCAGTCTTGTAGTTTGGATTTTTGGCATACAATGAGATTGACACTTGAGCCAAGTTCTTTCATCTTCTCTGACCCAATGTAAGTCTTGCCGAGACCCATGTCGTAATAATATGCAACATGGTTCATGCCTTTGGTTTTTTCCAAGGCTTCACGTTGATGTTCATACAGTTCCATTTTAATTCTCCGCAATAGCTGCTTTCAATTCTTCCGCATCGATGTTCAGTTCGGTAACGATCTTCTGAAGTTCTGACATAGTGAACTCACTTTTGTTGTTAAGTTTTGCACTAGCCCACTGTTTTGTAACGCCCAGAATTTCAGCCAGATAATTCGTAAAATCATCTCGACCATTATCGATCATGCACTTCTTAATGAGTTTAATAACACCCATACACCAACCTCCTTTCGATTTGTATATGGATATTATATATCGAATTTATAATCTTGTAAAGTGGAAATTTATAATGTAAACACTGTAGTAGTATAAAAATACCCCTAAGAAATCTTAGGGGCATTTCTTATTTACTTACGATCATAGTACCGACTTCAGTTTTTCCATCTCCAGTAGAGTAGAATGTACCTGCTTTACCAAGCATATTTCCGGTTAAGCAATAGAATCCGTCATTGACTTTGACCACATCAGTCTGTTGATAATCCGTTATGGATCGAAGTGGCAATGAACAAGCATTCATTATAAGAACGTTATCGGATTCACCACCTTGAACCTGAACTGCAACAGATTCCACCTGAGAAACTTCTGCATTCATTGCTACAATGGTGCAACCATCCAATTTCAGTAATCCACCATTACCACTCACACCGTAAGCAGAACCACTGTACGCCATAAGTGTGATTGATGTTCTAATGAACGTTCCTTCATACGCACCAACAAGGCTTCCTGCTCCGGCTGAAATTTCATTCATCCAAAACTCGCAGTCCTCACAAGTAACCGTACCTTCGATCATAACAGAATCAGTACAGTTATTCATAACAACCTGCATATTCTTGATCGTAGTATCGTATGCCTTAATGCATACAGAGTTGGTAAAGTTTGTATTATCGATTACGATTCGATCACAATCAGCAAAGTCAACGCAAACACGTCTAGTGGAAGAAGAATTAGCAAAGTTGAAGAAATACGATGTACCACTCACACTTTCATAACTATTCGTTACTGAGAATGTACCATGAACAGTAATCTCCAGTTTCTTATAATCGTTTCCACCACTCAAGAAATCCTGAACCATCTCTGTGAGTTTAATATTGTCACATGTTCCTGTACCAACATACGAAACACTCATGACCATATCAGTTACTTCTTTCAGATCAGCAACCTCATCGTTAAGTTCCTGAATCATAGTAGCGGTGGTCTGAATATCAGCAGCCATAACAGACTTGAGAACAAAGAAGTTCACGATCTGACCTGCAAGAAGTTCAGCTTTAAGAACAATATTCTCACTATTGGCATCGATCGTATAGTTCTCACCTTCAGTCATCTTCAGACCGTTGGCAAACACCATAAGTGCATCCGTCTCTTTATCATAAGACGGGATACCGATCGGAACTGTCGTAATATGACCAGTGCTGATATATGTATGATCTAAAATAATTACATTCGTAGCAACACTCAACTGCTCGGTAAGAGTTTCAAGCCACTGTTCAAACTCAGCTTTCTTCTCAGCGGACCAAGATTCGAAGTCAGATGTGGTTTCATCATAGAAGAACTCAAACGCTTCCTGATACTGATTAAATAATGTACTGGTATCAACCTGCTTAATCAGACTTGTAATCCACGGACACTCAGACGAACCACGACAATCCGTAATATTTGCCTGATTGATTACAACTGCACCTGCACCAACTCGGATGTTGGCAATACGATATTCAATAACACTACTTATCTGATTTATAGACGGAGGTGTCGGTGTCGATGCCGGACTTCCTGTTCTATAAACGATATTACCGACACGACCGATCTGTCTCTTATCCACCTGAGCAATTACACTATCGATTCGAGCAACGATGTTTGTATTATCCGGTACAGTAATGGCAAGAGCCGTAGGATTCTGAAACCACTTATCACCAAACAATCCTTCACCGGGGGAAACAATAATATTCATACTATTTCCCTGAGCCATTACCTGCAAATCATTACTTGGAGTTCCTACCTGAGTAGCAAACACACCATTAGTAATGACACGTTTGTAAGGTCTATTCATCTCATCGGCTGAATAAAGTCGGTCCTTATCAACAGAATCAAAAAAACCACAATTAACCGCAAACGTCTGATCTGCCATACTTAATCCTCCTGACTAACTTCGATGTATTCAAACTTCGGTTCAATACTATATCCGTTATCGTCATTCACTTCGACGATCTCGGTAATTCTTGCTTCAAGTGTGATGCCATATTCATTCCTTACAGTAACAACATCACCCAAGAAATAATCCTTCTTATATTCGAAAGTGATATATGGTTCTACAACACCTTCAAATGTAACCGATGTACCATATCCAGACAGTTTGTCGTATCCTCTACTTAACAAATATGTCTGATAAATCACATCAGCAAGGATACAATCATTATTGCTACTAGGATCGTCAAATGGCACACTCGCTATGTTTATATTATACACTCGATACCACTTATCATCAATTACTTGTCCGTCTGGATACGCTGTTTCGAGATCAACCAACTGCTGATTATTGAAAATCTGAATATCGAAACTAGCCATCTGGTAAAAATAGTCATCTCCAACCTGAACAATAGAACCACCGGGATAACTATTGACTAGTGTATCATAGTTTATGCGCTTAGAAAGGTCTCTGGCATCGACATAGATTTCATATCGATCGAGATTCCTAGACGTACCGATAGTTTCTTTCACTCGTTCAGAGCCTTCACCTTCACCTGCTACCAATGCAACATTTCCCATGTTGGTATTATCGGTAACATACTTAGTAGTAGCAAGATTCTCATAATCCGGAGAGAACACAACCCAGTCGCTCTTATCTTCACCCTTGTATAAGTTGAAAACCAACTGACCTTCATTCAATCCGACACGATAACCCCATTGATACTGCTTACAAATCTCACGAATCTTCTCACCAACATTCGCATAGCTGACTTGCTCCATATTATCCTCAGTGAAATTGGCTTTATCACCAAGAACAAACAGATCAGTTCCATCAGGTTTTGTCATCTTACGTCTGGCATCAGCATTGATAATGGATTCAAGAATCATACTGCGTACAAAATCCTCAACGTTGCCGTTACAAGTCATCGTTCCCCAAATAATACGCTGCTCAAGCAGTGCTTTCGCATCGTATCCGGTAACAATAATATAATTTCCTTCCTCAACACTGGTATCCAATTCGATGCGCTTGATCTGGCACACCATATCATCGTCTAAACGGTACAAATAATTACCAATAGCGAACATCTCAAAGTTCTCAGTAGTAGCTTGAGTATAAATTTCACAGTCACCAAGCTCATTATACCGATTTGACCAGATCAAAGACTTATACCCATCGGCAATACCAATGGGTCTAAGGTTTTTATTCAGCACATAAACATCTGCCATCATATCAGACACCTCTATAAACAGTATAATGCTTAAATAGAATGCTCACATAGCCATCATCTGCACCTTCATTAAGTGTAAAACCAAAGAAGTTGTCACCTAAAGCCAGTTGGAAGAATGTAGAACCCTTCACAAGTGCAATAAATAAGTTACTAGATATACCATTTCTGATAAGAGTTATGGATTTCTGACCAAGATTCGTATTGATTATTACTTCATCACCCTCTAAAAACTCATAATCCAGTTCCAAGAACTCACCAGTCTCAGTGTTTTGAATATTGAGCTTAGTGATCGGATGCAAAATGTACGTATCGATAATCATTCCACACTCGCTCTCAGAATCATTATAGACATGTGTAACACGGTCTACCTGAATCTCAGAGAACGGAATAGCATCATCTGTACTCAGATCAGAAATAACACCGGGATTTGTTGCACCATTAGAACCAAAAGCGAATGGAAACTCAAAACACGGGATTCGTTTCGAAATATCGTCCACGATCATCTCGATTCCTTTGAAATACGGTTCACAACAAAGAATAGCCACCTGCATCTGCTGAGCATTATCAAAAGGAGAAACTTCTACACTCTCAACATAAGCCTCAATAAACACATCACGATGATTATTCTTATAATAGAACTTGCACCACTCTTTCGTAGGGAAATAGCGGTACAATTTCTGACGATTTTCTTCAACAATCGTACCACCACCATTCAACTGAATGGTGAGTACGATTTCCCTTGTTAAAAGTTTGGAACTGTTGAACCTAGCTCCGTCGATGCTTGCCATAGTCAACGTGTTGATTTGTGCATTGGGAGGGTTAAGACCGTCTATACGGACGATCTGGTACGCAGTTTCATTCTGGGTAAGTGTCAAGATATTACCTCGTTTGTTTTCTATCTTAGCAACATACATAATCAAGCCTCTCCTTTGCTAAAGTTCAACAGATTCCGTGTCTGCCTGTACAGCTCAATCCTACTTGGCTGTTTAGGTGCATAAATATTCTGTGTGAAGTTATTCACACTGGATTTACTCTGGTTAGAAACATTATTGTACTTAGTAATACCAAGCTCTTTCTTCATGTCCTTACCAACCTCACGAATCCAAGCCTTGTTCTGATCGAGCGGAACAACTGCCTCAGCTCCATCACCTTCGAGTAAACCAACCTGACCCTTCTTCAGTATACCACCTTTACGAAGTTCCGGGATTTGCGGAATATCAAATTCACTGAGTTTATCTTCAAACGGCTTAACACCTAAGATTTCAATGTTCTTGATTGTCTTAATTGCTTTATTGATTCCCTTAAACGGAATCTCGATGACTTTATTGATTCCACGAATCAGAGCGTTAATGATACTCTTCAGTCCCTCTAAAATTCCGTCTTTAATTCCATCGAACACCTTTCCTCCGGCAGAGAAAACTTTTTTAACATTCTCCCATGCTTTTGAAAATTTATCCTTAAACCAATCTGCAACAGGACTAAATACTTTCTTGATCGCATCCCACGCATCACTCGCCAATGAAGAAACTTTAGACCAGACCTTTGCGAATTTCTCACGTACTGGAGAAATAACATTGTCATTAAACCACGTACTAGCCGCACTCCAAGTTGTCTTAATTAAAAGCCAACAACCTTCAGCAAAACCCTTAATATTATTGAAGAGTGTTGTAAAGAAATCGATCAACGGAGAGAAAAATTCTTTCAACGGTTCAATAACATTCTCATTAAACCAAGTCGCAACAGTGATCGCAACCGCTTTAATTTTTGCCCATGCATCCTTAAAGAAACCACTAATTGCTTCCCATGCATCCGAAGCCGCAGACTTAATATTCTCCCACAGATCAATCCAGAACTGGCGGAATTCTTCAGATGTATTCCAGAAATAAATGAAAGCAGCAACCAAAGCAGCAATCAATCCAATTATAATCCCAATCGGATTCGCAGCCATAGTCATATTTAACGCTTGCATCAACGGAACACCCATCTGAATTAAAGAGAACAATGCCGAAAACGCACTAACTAGTGTCATGATTGTAGTAGCAACTTTGAAACCTACAAATGCCGCAACAATAGCAAGTAATATGCCAACAATAGTTTCACCATGATCCGCAATCCAACTTAATGCCTCAAGAGCGGCATCAATAGCAGGTTGAAATTTCTCTTTAAGAGAAATACCCATATCAATAAACTCGTTCTTAACCATCTTCATTCGAGATTCCGTTGTCTGGTATCTCTGATTGGCTTCGTTATCCAGAGCGATGTTTTCTTCCCAACCCTGATTAGCTGTTTTCAATGCTTTATCAAACTGATCTACACCACCAGACGCACGAAGAATAGCATCACGAAGTCTGATCTCCTTAATGCCCATCTCATTCAAGGTCTCAAGTGCATCCGTACCACTCATAGAATTAAGTGCGCTCAAGAATGTCTCGATTGTTCCAACCGCATCTTCACGATAAGCCTTATTAAATTCATCAGCAGTCATTCCAGTAACCTTAGAGAATTGCTCCAAAGTAGCGGAAGCATCAATAAAATCCTGAAACTCATCGGATGTATAGCCAAGATCGTTAGCCAATGCTTTGAATCCCTGACTATCCTGATCGGCTAACATCTGCAAATCACGAAGCGACATTCCGGTAGAATCGATTACTTCATTCGCTTTTTCACCAATAGCACTAGCATTCGACATGTTAATCATGAGCTTAGAGAAAGCAGAACCACCTGCCTCAGCTTCAATACCAACAGATGACAGAGCAGCAGCAATACCCAAGATTTCCGGTTCAGTAGCACCAACCTGTTTACCTGCACCTGCAAGACGTAAAGCCATTCGAGCAATGTCATCCTCAGTCGTAGCAAAGTTATTACCAAGATTAACTATCGTAGCACCGAGACGATCAACATCCTCAGAAGCAGTACCACTGATATTCATGAACTTAGCCAGTGTCTCAGCACCTTCAGTACCAACAAGGTTAGTAGCATCGCCAAGTTTTACAACTGTATCCGTAAACGCAATAATATTATCCGTACCACGAACACCAAGCTGAGCAGCAGTAGATGCGATCTGAGCAATATCAGATGCCGTTTCCGGTCTGATCTTAGCCAATTCACGAATCCCATTTTCAAGGTCTTTAAGTTCCTCATCAGTAGCATCACCCAAAACCTTACGAACATCTGCAAACGAAGATTCAAAAGTGATCGCTTCAGAAGTAAGGTCCTTCAAACCCTGAATAGCTTTATTGATACCCTCAGTCACCAGATTAGCGATTACGCCTTTAAGAACGGTAAACCCACTCTGTGCAGTCTCAGCAGCACTATCCACATCCTGCAAAGACTGGTCAAACTTATCAGACGCATTCTTGGCATCATTAAGTTTATCCTTATTTTCTTTAAGTTCACCAGAAAGATCGTCAATCTTACCTGCTAAAGTCTTTGCCGCATCAGACGTTTTACCTTGTTCCAATACGGTATTCTGATACTCTTCTTTCAAATCCTTCAGCTCGGATTCTTGATCGTTAATCTTCTGCTCTAACTGACCAAGTGTACTAGCTTGTCTTTCTTCTTCTTTTATTACTTCTTGAAGTTGTTTGTCATAATTACCAATTTCCTTAGTATAAGTAACCACATCACCTTTGCAGTTATTATAACTAACTTGTGCCTTATTCAGTTCTTTACGAGAATCAAACATTCTTGATTCACAAAGACTTAACTGATCTGCCAATTTAACATATTCAGCATCAGTCTTTTTTACACCTTGTTCTCGCAAATCTTCCATTTGCTTTTTGAGATCAAGTGCTTCTTCCTCATTCTTAACATAACAACGAGTACATTCATCAATTTCTTTTCCATACTCATCCATCATATTAAGAGTAGTCTTAATTAGCTCTTTGAGTTGATTTATTTTTTTGGCAATATTTTCAGAATTACGTTCCCAATTCTTACCAGTTCCGATAACTTCATTAGCTTCGGAATTGATTTTTTTAATTTCATCACGATACGCACTTACATTCTTTTTGAAATCACTAATATCTAATTTCAAATAAGCAGTAATATCTTGACCTTTATGATCTGCCATAATTCACCTCATACTAGAACCAGTTATCCGAAGCAGGTCTACGAATAATTCGCTTACCTTTGTTTTTCTTCTTAGTATTATTATGCACCCTCATACGTCTCATTAGCAAGAAAACTTCCCTAGCTTTCTCTCGTCTTATAGAAAATGGAGATAAGCAAGGAAAGCTCTCTGACAAATTCAACTCTAATTCAAAAAATTCTTCGTAAAGGGAGAGGGTACTTTCTCCCTCACTCAGTTTTTTCGGTCAATTCCTAAATTAAGTTGTTTGATCGTGAACTTAACTACATCCACTAAAACAGATACAATATCAGCAACATGAACATTTCTAAGTTCATCATCGGTCAAACCATCAAACACATCTTTCAAAAGACCATTAACAGTATCTTTCCCAGTAACAACAAGATTGAAAGCCAGTTTCATAATTTCCTCATTACTTCCGGTTTTCAACTCATCTAGCTTAATGGCATCAGCCACATCCTCTACGACACCCCAAAGCAGATCATACTCATCTGCCTCATACGTCTTTACTACTCTTTTCTTTTCGTAAATATTAAGTTTCATAATAGCAATCCTTTCGTAAATAAATAGTGGGTAATTTGAATCGTGAAAGGAACTGTAAAGCCGATTCAAAAATCCAAAGGACTGTCCCCACTCGAATGTCTTTTAACCTTTACTCATCAGCCAGTAGCAGTAGATACTACGTTAATGTCACTAGCAACTGTCTGAGTATTACCAGATGTAAATGTGATACCATTAACCGTCAGCGTACCACCAACACAAGAAATGGTAAGCACGTCATCAGGATTCAGCGTAGCACCATCGGCAAGCTCTTCATCAGCACCACGAATAACGGTAACTGTTGTTTCAGCAGCCTCAGTGATATGCAGTGTGTAAGTAGTCACAACTGGTGTCTTAGGCTGCAACTGATCCGGAGTGGTAACAGTAGAGAAGAAAGATTCCACATTTGCAAGGTCCTTAGAAACATCAACATTAAGTGCCTTAGCACCCTTGTTCTCGTTCTTAGTGAACTTGTGTGTTGTGGAAATACCAGTAAAGGTGATCTCCTGACCATTTGCATCTGTACCATCATTCTCAGTAGCATTTGTTGTATCCGGGATATTAAATGAACCCTTATATCTCCAAACGTAAATCTCATCACCATTGGTTTTCTTTGTCTTATAACCAAGAGCGAAATACTTATTCTTTCTCGGTCCTTCGATCATAGCACCAAGATCAGAATCATAAACCTGACCAGTAATCTCAGCCAGTACATCAAGCGGAATAGCAGAAGCAGTAATTGTAACTTCATCCGAACCAGTCGAAGTAATTACAACAGCAGGCATATTGTCATAATAGTGTGCCTCATTAGAACTCTCTGTTGTACGAGAAATTTCAGCAACACCTGCAATAGCGAATACGTCACCAGTCACATAACCATGACCTTCGCCAATCTCGTTATCATCAACGAGAACTTCAGCAGCGACCAGACCTTCCACGCCTCTGTATTCTACGATTTCCTGTAATGCAGAACTCGGCATAATTTTTGTCCTCCTAACGTTCAATTTTTTGGGCATCAAATCCACGCCCTGTGTGTGTTGGTTCATCACTCATAACATCGTGTCCTTTGCCACTAATGATAAACCCATTCTGTTTCAAAAGCACTCTTGCTTCCTCAATTTTTGTTTCTACCAACTCGGCATCATTCGAGTAAAAGTTTACATCAAAGTCCCAAATGTATCCAGTAGGATTGTTGTCGTAATGATTCCAATCATTAGAATCATTATTGAAGTAAGTAAAGAAACTATCCGGATACGGTTCACTCTCATGAAGAGTACCCTGTAAAAATACAGGATAACCAAATGATTCCAAAAGTGTAACGAGTAAATCCTTCATAATCCCATCGCCTTTCTAAATTCACGAAAGAAAACTTTTTTCTGAGCTTCACTAACTTCTCGTTTTGTTTTAGCACCATAAAAAGCAGCATACATTTTCTTGTTCTTCATGTATCTAGGTGTTCCCCATAACATAAAAACCCATGCCAAACCGCCATTACGGATACTATAACCAACATCCTCTTTTGCAATATATCTATTCCATTCAACAGTCTTATCTTTTTTAACAGATCGCAACGTTTTTCCAGTATAATATCTGCCACGTCTCGGTAAATTCTGTTTTTTAGCAGCTATTTCTGCTTTTGGTGTAATTATATCATGACTAGCTTTTAAGCAATCTTCAGCAATCGTTTCGACATCAGCATTCAATTCTTTTGCTCTATCCAACAAAATGTCAACACCATCGATAACAAGCTCAAATCGCTTTTTAATTGCCACGTCAAGCACCACCTTTAAGTCTCATCACCTTGAACTTTAGGAACTGATTTCTCATCCCAATATTCTCAGGTTGATTGATTACATCATAGACTGCATTATTGGAAAGGACCACAATTCTACAATCACTCTTGATGTCTGGTCTATACCAAGTTTCAACAGTAGCCGTGTCTTTGATTACCCACAAATCGTCTGAATACGTTTCAGTACCACCATACGTTTTGAAACTACCATAGAAAATGTACTTCGGTTTTCCGAAGGCATCTTCTTCCTTGATCGCATCTTCGATCGAAGGATATGTCACATTAGTAACACCTTGATATTTCTTATACGTAGGAACGAGGACCAGTAACGGAATCGGATTATCGATCGTCAATCTGAAACTCGTTTTGTCGTTACTATTGTAATTCAGATTGTTGTGGTATGTTCTATACCTCGGCATAGTTTACACCTCGCTGTCCTTCTTGTAAGCAAGCTGAACCACTCTTGAAACAAAGTATGGTGAGAGATCGGCACTACCTGCTCCGTAATTCCACAGATCGGCAACTCCACGGATAATGATTCCAGTAGCTACACTGGAGTTTACCACTCTTGAAGAAACACCACCGTCAATCATGAACTGCTTTACTTCATTGATATACAACTGAAGTGTGCCATCCTGATAGTCACCAGTGATTCCCAATGCGGTTTTTACATCATCAAGCAATGCCATGATCTCATCTCCTTACTTCTTTGACTTAGCTTTCGTAGACTTCTTAATCGGTTCTTCCTCAACAAGTTCCACCAGTTCACGAGTATCGGAAAGAAGTTCTTTACCTCTTTTCTCCGTCACCGCAATAACCTGACCAACCTTGTAGGCTTCACCAGTATATTTATCCTTGAAAACCTTCTTAATGGTGAGTTTCATATTAGAATCCCACCTTCGCAACTGTAATAGCACCAGTAGCCAGTGTAGCACTGTACAGTGTTTTACCATCACGAACTACATCAGCCGTTTCAGCCGCAACACCTGCAATCGAAAAACCAACATAGTCGTATGTCGGAATGAAATACAGGACAGCAGCGGATACATCTTCACCAAAATCGCAAGACTTTACAGGCTCACTCGCAAGAAGATTGCCAGAACCGGAAGTGATTTCAAAATCACCAAGGGAATCTACGGCATCAACTTTAGCGATAGACGTACCTGCAAGTGCGAACATCACACCATACAGTGTAAGCAGATCAGTAGCCGTTACCGGAACAATTCTGTTTTCGTTAATCATTGTCGTTTCCTCCTGTTAATTTATGCAACCGGAATTTCTTCCGATTTTTCTGCTTCTTTCTTCTGAGAAGAAATAAGATCAGCAATAGCATTGATTACGTCTGCGGATGTAGCGAGTTCTTCAACATCATCAAGTTGACCACCATACGCTACGTACAGGTTTTTAAGAGCTTGTACATTTGTATCCACGACAAGCACCCTATTAACCCTTCTTAATCAGCCACAGTCCATTCACATCAAGCATCTTACCGTCAACAATCGTGAGTGCCTTGTTTACCCACTCATTCTTCTCTTCGTCGTAATAACGCTTCATACCGAATGCCATGTTGGTATTAACTGCGTAGTCACTCGGTGTCCAGAATACACCAATAACGTCACCCTGATTAGCAGTATCGAAGTCAGCGATAATATCCGGCTCAACCAGTGTTACTTCACGACCGAAGAAACGACCGCTAGTTGTGGTATCCAGATCGTTAATAGCCAGACCAGTTGCCTCACGGAAGATCGGGTTATTGTTGTTATCAGACATGGTAAGCAGGTAAGATTCAACAGTAGATAAAGGGAAGATAAACTCGCCACTTCTCTTGCCAAGAGGCAGATTAGCGAAGAGCTTCTTTTTCCAGTTCTTCCAGTCAGCGATCTCAGAAGCGGTCATTGTGATAACCTGATTCTTAGCGATAACTCTCGGATCGTTCAGGAAGCCGAGCATCTGACCGTTTCCGCTACCATGAATAATGCCGTAATCCATAGCCTTAACATAAGCCTCAACCATGACACGAACAACTTCGCTCTCAAACAGATCAAGTGCAACAATAGAAGAAAGGAGTGTCTGAGAAACACGAATCTCACCGATGTTGTAAGAGAACTCAACGTACTGGTTGATTTCACCTGCATCCTGTCTCGGAGAAACAGTGGTCTCGTTAATCCACTTAAATGTAGCCTTGAGGTCAGAGATCGGGAACTTAACACCACCACGAACGTTCAGCTTACGAACCTTAGCGTAAATCTGACCATAAACCTTATCAACGTCCTTAATGAACTCATTGATAATAGTTGTCGGGATGATAGCACCCAAATCAGTTGTGTTTACCGGACCAATGCCATCAGCATCACGCTTGAACTGTGCCGGGATCGGCGCACCAGTCTGAACGTATGCCTTAAAAGCGGTACGGTATTCCATAGAAGAGAACATATCTTCCTTGGAACGGGAAGCAACCTTCGGTACGCTATAAGTAGCAACCGGGTTGAAAGAACGGTTCTCATCAGCCTGTGCGTTGTCATCAGAACCCTCATCACCACGATCTTCACCCTGAGCAAGCTCAGAAATCATATCGGCAGTTTCATGGAGTTCACTGGCAATGTCACTAAGCTGACTGTTGATCGATCTCAGTTCGTTTACATCCTGAGATTCCTCAGACCGCTTGAGCAGTGCATCACGCTTAGCTTCAAGGGCAGCCTTTCTGGATTCCAGTTTTTCTTTGATCTTCATAAATCAAAATCCTCCTAAATTTTTGTTTTTGAGTTTTAACAACTCAATCTCGTTTTTTACATCAGTCTCCACCGATTTCATTCTAGCAGTCTCCACCGCTTGTCGTGCATTCTCCAACGCACTTTTATCTCGAACTGAAATGGAAGTAGCTTCGTAGGCGGGGAATGTCACGGCACTAACTTCCACAACAGTCGAAATCGATTTAATATGACGAGTAGGATAATCAGATTCAAGATTCTCCCATTCCTCGTCATCAATACCAAACATGAAACTCATACCGGAAATATCACCACGATTGATCGCAGAGTACAAGTTTCTTGCTTCAGTGTTATTCTCAACATCAAGATCAACTCTAATATCCAGACCCTCGTCATTAGGCATCAACTGCATAGTAGAGTTCTCAGTATTCTTTCTGCTTCTGGCAAGCGGAATCTTAGAAATGTCATGATTAACCAAGAACCGGACATCAGTAAGATTAGTATTTTTCAAAGCACCCGGTTCGATGACTTCTTCAAACGCTCCACCAATATCAGTTCTCGAACTGTACACGATAGGTCTACCGACTATGATATTACCATGCTTCTCATCTTCAGCAGTACGAACCTCACAGAAATAACTTCTGCTTACCAAATCATTCTTCATCACTTCCACCTCCATCATTAGATGAACCGGAATCACCGGAATCAGTACCCTGACCCAGATCATCCGTATACTTATCTTTATCTTCACCCTTCTCAGCATTGAGTTTGTTAGACGACATAGCTAACTGACCAACCAACTCAGGCAACGGGTAAAGACCAAACGCACTTCTAAGCTCGTTCTTATAACAGCTTCCACTATCTACTAGTATATCAAATAATGTAAGTTTTTGCGAGTTATCCATGAAAGCTAATTCTTGAGGATACAACTTGATCTCATTTCCATGACCAGTCTCACTCTTAGTGAACAAAGTCTTACTGAATGCCTGAGAATAGGAAACAGTAAGAGGTGTAATACATTTATTATAAAATGCTTCATACTGGTCCTTCGTATAGTCACCAGTAAGAATAGCAAGAGAAACGCCAAACGTTCTAAGGATTTTCTCATCGATAAACTTCAATGTATCCTTATCTACCAGTTTCGCATTTTTCTGAAGTGGGATAAACTCACCCTTCATATCCAACGGGAGGAATCCACTCTCATTATTTTCAAGATGTTTTTCAAGAGCGGCAATAGCTGCATCCATCTTACCATCGTCCATAATGGAATTATATTTAATAACTCCGTTGATCGAGAACGAAGAATTCAAAGCCTTAGCCACACCATTCAGAAGAGTTTCATTCAATCCAAGCGTCTTAATCAGTGCCTTATTATCCGGTTGACCAAACTCATTACCACCCATGAACTCGGAAATAGAATAACGATAACGGATATGAATAACATCACTGTATCTCAGTGTTGTCTCATAGCCGTTCATGAACTGGAAATTAACATATAACTCGTCTTTGGCATCCTGAATAAAACTCACATTAGACGGTTGAATAGGATATAGACCAGTGTATTTCTTCTTAGTACGACCTTCTCCCAACTGCACCTTAATATAAGTAGGAATAATAAATGAGTTATAATTGAGATACAACTGCCAAGTAATCTTCTCAATGAAGTCACTCATTGTCATAAGGTTATTAGGATTCTTCAAAAGTTTAGACAGATCAGAGTTCGGCACAGGCATAACATCAAGTGCTTCCTTCTTAACATGAAGAAGTGTGAGCTTCTTCATCTCAGTAACAATACAGGAAATAGCCTGTTGAACTACGTCAGAAGCGTAAATGTCCTGACCAAACTGAGAATATATAGGTGTCATACCATTGAGCATAGCAGCAAATTTCTTGTCCTTATACCCAAACCGGAACTTATTTATAAAATCATGTAAAATGCCCACTTCATCACCTCAACTCAGTTGATTCATAAAATCAGTCCTATATCTTCTAAACATCTCATACAACATTATGAGTGTCACAGCTCCATCAATTCGTCTGCTCTTCTGCCCCTTACCCTTAACTGGCTGAATGTTCGCCACATTATCAACTTCACAGCAGCAGTTACACAAACACCACTTATCCATATCGTTCATCTGATAATTTATCAGACGGGTCTTTAGATCGGCTTCGACCAACTTCATTGCATTTGACAATGCCCGACCCTGAGCAAGCATCTCGGTGTCAAATCCATAATCATCGCATCGATCTATAAAAGTCTTTGCGTATCGTTGGTCAAAACCGATCTTATATGGACGCAACCCATAGTCCCTATATAGATTATAATACCAATCCCCGATTTTGGAAATATCTATTTCATTTCCTTCGTGAATTGTCAATAAGCCTTTTTTAGCCCATTCCACATATTTTGCTCCGGCTTCCTTATCATCACTGTCCTCTAACTTACTTTCCGGAATCCAGTAATGGGTATGAATATACTTATGTTTGTCATTTGGCTTCATAAGAAGAATCTTAGAACAAGACAAGTCGGTTGTAGCAGACAAGTCCACTGCGCCAAGGATCAATGCACCACGGAAATCCTCAAGATCAAACACTTCCTGCGGATAATCATAATCCTCAAGCATAAGCCAACTCTGGGCATTTGACTGAGGAATATTAAAATCCTTAGTGAGCAAATGGATTCTAGTAGCCTTGTCAAACTTAGCCGTTTCAACATCTCGTTTCAGCTTAGCGATCTTCTTAACTCCATACCGGATCGAAGGATTAGATTTCTCCCACGATGATTCATCCTGCCAAATCTCCTGCTCATTGTCCTGCTCAAACAGGAACGGCAAAAACCGTGGATCATAAATCTCTCCACGAATTACTGACTTAGCGTATGAAATCTTATGATCGAGATAACAGTCACGATTAAATCCCTGAGTAGTACAGTTGAGAAATAACGGCTCTTCCTTAGATGACATACCACGCCAACACGCTTCAGCAATCTCCGACTGACCGTTCTCTTCCGAAATATCGTGGGATTCGTCAAGATATGTTTTTGTAATATTGAAACCATCTTTATTCTGAGTTTTAGAACTCAAACGGAAGATCGTTATATTTCTCTGTCTATTTACGATTTCAGTAAGGTTCTGTCCGGTGATAGCTTTCTTCGGATCAAGTCTCTGTCTCATTCCACCGATCTCTTTCCAGATCAGTTTAGCCTGACGATCATCATTCGAAGCACAACAAATATCCGTACCGCCATCACCAACAAACAGGTCCGTATTACCATCAGCAGCAAACATAGTGGATTTTCCGTTCTTACGTGCAACTTCTAGCAATCCTTCAATAAACCGTCTCAGATTTGTATCACTCATACGGAAACTGTACAGTGCTTCCCACCATGCCAACTGCCAAGGCATAAGTTGAACAGGCTTCATGTAATACGGCTGCTTAGACTGTAAACACAAAGTCTGCATAAACTTGATTCTCTTATGCGCTTCACTGGTATCGTAATAGTAATCCCCATTATCGAGATCGTTAATGAGATTACGCATTTCCTGTTTAATCCAATATCCTACCAATACCTCACGCTTCTGAATAAGTTCCCAATACTCTTCCAGATACGTCATAACTCAAATTCCCCAAGTCGTTTCATAAGTTCATTCTGTGCGGAACTTTCAACTTTTCTGAGGGTATTGAGTAGGATTCGAATAGCATTAAAATAAGACTGAGTACATTCCTTATACAGCTTAGCCGCAGGTGTAGTCTTTTGCAATGCCGGATTAGTTGGATGTACGCTTACAAACGGCAACTTACGAAGTTCCACCATCTTGTCCTCAAGAAAGACAACTTCATCTAGCAGTTTGTCAACAAGTTGTTTCTCACCGCCATCCACGTTCTCAAAAATTTCAGCCAGTTCCTCTCGTCTTGTCATAAACATCACTCCGTATAAGTGTCAAACCACTCTTCTATGTAGTCTTTCCAAGCATCCGTTTTCGCTCTGCTCAAACAAGTCTCTTTATCGGTGTCAATATAAACAGGTCTTGCACTCAACAGATCACAAAGCCTATCCCTATCCGAAGCCAACGCATATCCACCGATCACGTATGCGTTTCTCCAATTTCCGGTCCGGGTCTTAATCTGGTCAAGCAATGCATCCCGAACCCCAAACACATTTGCTTTAAGTCTATTTGGCTTATGATACTTATCCGAGAAACAAACACATTCCCAGATTCGATCCAAGTCAATCACTAAATCATCCTTGTTCGCTACGTTACTAACCCAAGTAGTCTTACCAGAACAAGGTGGTCCGTAGACCAGAAACACTTCCTGCTTAAATCCTTCAAACCTTTGATGAATCAGGTTGTGACACCGGAAGTGAATAAGCATCACATTATCAGGATTAAAAGCAATGTCCGGATTATTGACATTTGCTTCATTCAGTTCTACTTTGTGGTGTCCGATACAATCATACTTCAATCGTATCGGTTCACCACAATGCTCACAAATAACTTCTCCGTCCTCATTAACTCGCTCCAGTCGAAGAACAGCAATAAACTTCTCCCACTGTTTTGATTTATAGAAGTTACTTAATGTGTACATGTTAATTCAACACCACCGAAATTGGAATAGTAGCAAAATGACCATTACTCTGAGGTGTAACAGAATTAAACAGAACACGAACCGTAAGACTAGACAACACATTTCCAGTATTATCGATCTCAACAATATACTGCTCATCAGTAGCAATATTCACATACTGACCAACATATCCTGCAATTTTAGTAGACGGGATAAGCAGATCAGAAATATTAATCGTATCACTAGTAACAGACGGAGTAGTAATAACCTCACTACCATAACCGGAAAACAGATCAATGTTACCACAAAGAATTTTTCCAGTCTTATACAAATCAACAACTACAATAATATCTTTATCAATTCCAGTACCACTATGACCCGGAAACATCTGAGTATGATACGAATTAGTGTAATGAACCGGGTTAATCAGCCCATCTGCATAACTCTTAGCAGCAGAAACTTGACCATCTGTATATGTCTTAGCATTCTGCTCAACAATACCGTCCAAGAACTGACAATACGCAGTAACATTATTTGCCACCGTTGTCGTTCTATTTATAACAGCCTGCAAGCTAGGCGCATTGATATGCTTGTCATCACTCGTATCGAAGGAATCGATAATCTTTCCTTCATTCTTAGCCATCGGCGTTACACCGATCTTCTTAATATATCTCATGCCTTACCTCCTTCGATCACGTAGTCTCATCATCCAATACTAACGTATCCCTTACATCCGTATTCTGCATCACATACACCTTACAAAACTGCTGAGGATACCCATCATTATAAGGAGTAAATACCCAGAATACATCTCCAACGTCAAAATCAAGTACAATGCTTGTTCCACCTTTATCACCTGCATTCAGTGTATATGTCCTATAACTAGCTTTTGTATCACCATTAACCTTGAATTCACCATACGAATAAGTATGACCCGGTGCTTGATACTGATAAACCCAACCAGTGACAACTGCTGAGAACTTCTTCAGAACCGTAAACTTACGAGTAGAAGAATTGAAAGACAAATATGTACTGAACAAAGTATCCTGCGTCAATGTATCCACAGCAGGAATCTCAATATCATCATTACCAACGCACTCAAGATAGAAAAGTCGATCAGGTTTACCAACTCCATAATGAGTAATGGCAGAAATAAATGTACCAGATACAGTATCATAAAGACCCGTATCCACCACTGTATCATCGATCATTCTATTAGCAGGAACATAATTTGCGATCACTACATCATTAGCTGTATCCCGAATAGTAAACTGATGAATCAAGCCTTTCCAAATATGACCAGTTCTAGGAGTAGCACCACCAGTGCCTAAACAAATTGTATACCCATCGCCAATGGTATTACTAGGATCATATGTATACGTATTCGTTCCATCAAACTGAACATGACCTGCTCCATCATACAAGAAATTATGTCTGCCAGTAAGCTCATCCCATGAGTTCGATACATTTGTATAACCTCCGTTTTGACCAATTTGATAACGGAGATTCATATAAAAAATGCCAACAAAATTATAATAATATTCATTCTTGATTCCAAAAATAACATGCTCACCAGTTGCATCTGCTTGAGTAGATGTAGTGAAATCAATATAGTAAGAACGATCAGGAGATACTAATTGGTTAGGAAGTTCCACCCAAGTATCACCGTCGAGAAGCAGACTGCTAGTTTGAACAATACTAACAGTACCGCCAGACGGTAAGTTCTGAATAGCAGTAGGCATATCACCAACAGTGTACGTATCGCTAGAACCATTCTTAGCACGAATGGCGTTAGCGATTGCAGTCAGCTTAGATACATCATATAATCTCAAGTTCTGGCTTACCGGATCACTCATATCAATACCTCATATCATCGTCATCGATCAGAATTTCTTCGAATCCGGCAGGAATAGGCTGACCTTCATTGTCATAACCAAACACGCTTCCTACCGGAACACCATAGCCAAGAACTCTGGCTTCGATCTCGGTCTCGATCTGGCTCTTGTTCAAGCTCTCTTCTCTGGAAAAATCCTCGGATACAACATAGACCTTCTCATTAGAAAGTCTAGTGAGATACTGGTACAATGTGGCGGTGTCATCAACCTCAGTGATGACACCAAACCCACTATATACCTGAAAACTGGATGCGTTCACTACCGTAGTGCTTCCATTGTATTCATAGAATACAGCAGTCACTTCGTTATTGTCCTCATCAATGTAGTGAACATAGCCACGTGTTGTACCGGAAGCATAGTCCTCGGCAATATAGTTATTAACACTAGACTTAGCAATTACCTTAAACCCACTAACAGTCGTTCCGTCCGGAATCGTACTGGTAAGGAATCGGGAATCCAAACTGATTCCCGGTGTCAAATTATAGTTTGCCATCATCTGCCTCCTGCTTCTCCAAATACAAATTAGTGCTTATCTTCAACAATGCACCCAAGAATGCATCCACTGCCAAGATCGTACCTGCAATCTCTTCTCCATAAGGAAGTCCCCAAATCTCACTGATAGCAAAGTACAATGTTCCCAGTGCAGGAAGAACGATCTGTGCCACATATTTAAGTCTATCATACCACTTGTTTGAGAACATATATACTTTCATAAATGGCTAATTTTAGCCATTTATTGTTACCTCCTTTTGTTTAGTCACTTTCGCCTGAGTGTTGAGCTTGAATGGAAGCATTCGTGTTATATTGATACCAAATTGAATTTGTTTTGAAAGAAATATCAATGTGCAAAAAATTTACGAGTGTGTAGCTTCCGTTGATGCTCGCAAGCAGAAAAATTGCTTCAATACCTTTTCCGTTTGATTCATCATCATAAAAATTGATAGAGAACGGGATAAGCTCCGAGCCGCTCAGTCCGGCTTCGTAATTAAAATTAGTTAAGCCGCCGTCAATAAACTTGACCTTTTTCCCCGCTTCAACCGCGCTTTGTATTTCTTGAACGGTTTTATCAAATACCAACGGGTATGGGTTTCCGGCTTGCGCCGTTCCTTGCGTCAATACAATTTCAAACTCTTCCTCTTGATCTTCCGCGCTCCACGCGTAGCCGCCTTGACCGTCGCTTACTACACGGGCAATTTTGCCGAGATTCTCAGCAGACGGAGTAGGAAGTTCATTACTAAGCATACTTTCGATCTTCTGAGAAGAATATGTCTTAGTAGAACTGGAAGCACTGTCATCAATAGGAGACGGTACATCAACCGCATCCCAAGCATACTTACCAGAACCCTTTGACACTACAGTAGCAACTTTACCTGCATTACTAGACGTAGGATTAGGAAGCGTCGTTCCTTCCTTATCTACATACACATCTGCGATCACGTCCAGTGCCTCTGCATTCGTATTAGCAGCAGACATATCGCCACCCATTTTTGTTCCCAATTTTTTCAGTCCGTCCAATGATGTATCCATTTTCTCATACCTCCTTAGTTTTTATGTTGAGTTCTTTAACTTCTTCAAACATTTTAGTAATCATACCATTGCCACCCAATGCATGATACGCTTCATACATCTCGCAGAAGTTCTCATAAGCATAGGACGGTATAGCACCCTCTTTCATATACTTATCGTGATACTCGATAAGCTGAACCCGAAGCAGTAACATCAGTCCAGTAGCATTCGCCTTACGCTCTGACTTGTTATCCTTCAGGATATATACAAGATAACCAAGCACAACAGGAAGTACGATCTCGTATGTGATTCTTAAAAACTCAATCCACATTTCAGATCACCCCTTGATGAGCTTGGTCCATGTAGCCTTTCCGACAACCCCATCGTCCTCAAGACCGACACTTCGTTGAAATGCCCTAGCACAAAAAACGCTCCTACCGCCGTATTTACCATCGACAACAAGCGAACGTCCATCCTGATCTTTAATGCCCAAAGAATTGATAATTCGCTGAAATGTTCTGGCTTCGTAGCACTCGATGCCTTTTTTCAAAACAGTAATGTCATCTACGTTCACAGTCTCATTACCTCCTGCTTTAGCACCACGATCAAGATTGAACGCAGTATGCTTGTTATCGTGTAGCAGTACATCACCCGGAAGTAAGTATTCATCTGACTTCAGATACTTCTCTTCCGTCAAGCAAGTGAACCCTGCATTTACAAGATAACTCCTAAGATTGCCCGTGTAAAGACTTTCCGGTAAATCCATCAATTTTTTTATGCATTTCTGGTATCCAGTCGCTTTAATGATCGCAACAACACCTGCTGAACAATCCGCTTCACATGGAGTAGTGATCTTAGACGGTTCATACCCAGACTTCTCTAACTGACCCCAGAAACTAGTTCTCTGGCTCTGGTCATAACCGATCATATTATTGTTAGCGGCATCTCTGGCAAGTCGAGCAAAAGTATTACGTACTTCCTCATCAGGATAACGCAGTACGCAGAACCAAGGCGAACTGTACCAGTTCTGAACACGCCACTCACGACCTGTCTGATCTCCGGCTTTACCGCCTGTACTCTTTCCTCTCTCGTCTGAACCACTGTTACTAATCACAGTTACCACTCACTCTCTGCCTGTTTCTTTTTAAGCTCTAACTGTTCACGTTTAATATCCATCGTTTCCCGGTCATCATTTCTCCAATGCTCATCAAAGTTCTTGAGCAGCAGATGAATCGCTCCGGTATCAGGCTGAGCATACTTCTTGAACTCTTCTCGATATGTGACCTCTTCACCTTCAGCTGTAATTCTAGTCTTAACTTTCGTCTCAGTGTAGTAATACCCTTTGGCTTTCATCCTCAGTGTATCCTTCAACTGTTCTACCAGAATCTCTCTTCCACCGATTAGTGCTTTCATCAGTTCCGGATACTTAGTCTTGTACAACTGGAAACTTGATTCAGCCACACCTAGCTTCTTAGCGATCAACTGCTCAGTCATAGTTTCTAGCCATTTCGGAATCTCTTCCAGATATGGCTTCACGTTCGTTTCGTATTTGTCCCTTCTACCCATACTCACTCACCACGATAAATATTCCGATTCTTCATATCCATTTTAGCACAATCCGATCCAACACTCAACCAGTACCGTACCGGATAAATTTCATATCCAAATCCGAAAAAAATTTCATACGGTATTAAACAATGTTCACTACTATACATTGTAAGATAGCGGTATAAGATGACAAGATGATTTCCTATATTCTTTTATATTGTTACTTTTTTCCAGAAAAAACGATCAAAAACATTATTTTTGTCGATTTTCAACCTACCCCATATAAGAAGTTGAAATCATCTTGTCATCTTGAATAGCAAGACCGGAAAGCACTGGTATCACTACGTTTGAAGCGGTTGAAGATGAATGTGTTCATCTTGAATTTATCTTATACTTTTTGGGGTCATCTTATACCGCAAGTTTGTTTGACAAGATAAAAGCGAAACGTTTCGGTATAAGATGAATTCAAGATGAATTCAAGATGAATTGGGTCATCTTATACCGCAAAATCGACCCGGTTTCTCAAACGGATTTTACTTTTGGACCACCCTTTTTACTGCTCCGAGTATGATGTGTAAGATCAGATTTTCGGAAAATAAACGGAGTAATCAGAAGTAAAAAGATGTAAAGTTTAATTTAGAGAAAAAATGAAAAAATTGAATTGTGTGCGAATCCTG